TAGTATTGCGAAGATGAAGAATAGTTCTCATACGAATCTGTTAATACTGGACGAAGTATTTGATGGTTCACTTGATAATGTTGGTATTGAAAGTTTAATGGAAATATTGAATGAAACACAAGACACCAATATCTTTATCATCTCCCACAAAGGAGAGTCACTACAAGATAAGATGCGTTCAATCATTCGTTTTGAGAAACATAAAAACTTTTCTAGGATGGTAGCATGAAAAAATACGGTATTAAAGTAAGAGTTATGGATGGAGAATATCGTTGGATGTTAGATCATTCCGAAGTTCTAACTGATGTTGGACCAATGTTATTTGAAACAAAACAAGAAGCCATTGACTTCGCAGAAAAGATGCAGTGGACATTATATGAAGTAGATATTTATCCTTTTAAGGAGTTTTAGTATGTTAAAAGAGTTAGTGCCATCAACAGATCCAATACTCAAACAGAGTACAGTTTCTTTTGATTTTGAAAACCCACCAATAGATCCTATGGATCTAGCTGAAGAAATGCGTTATAATATGATTACGCATCGTGGTATTGGTCTTGCAGCACCACAAATAGGTTATAATTATTCTGTATTTGCAGTAGGTAACCCTGATGTGAAAGAGAGTATTCTTGTGTTCTTTAATCCAAGAATCGTACACTACTCTGATGATTTAGTTTTAATGGAAGAAGGTTGTCTGTCATTTCCAGGAGTTACTTTTAAAATTAAAAGACCTTCTGATATAAGAATGCGTTTTACCGGAGCCACTGGTATTACAGAGACCATGAGGTTTAACGGTATGACCGCAAGAGTGGTGCAACATGAGTACGACCACCTACACGGAATTACTTTTGATACGAAAGTAAATAAGTTTCATTTAGAAAAAGCAAAGAGGAGGAAGACGCTAAATAATCGCAAGAAGCGAAAAAAGCACTTGACAAGTGCGTGAGAATATGATATAATGGTACGCATAGATGATAGTTATGGAACACATGGAACGCTAGAGGATTTTTTACATGAGCATGTCCACAGATGAAATAATTGAATATGTTGAAAACTTAACATGGGATGATGTGAAAGATTTGTTCCATGTGAATAGTCGTATCTATTTTGATGAAGAACTAGAAATTAAAGATAGAGAATTGAAAAATTCTTCATATCTTTATATAACTATATTTTCTGATTCTTATGAAGATGGAAAAGACAGGTACTTTGGTTCTTCTACAAATTCTCAAATTAAATCTTTTATGGATGCAGATTACAAAGGAACAGTAGTTAAACATAAAGATATATTTGAAAGCTGTATGTCAAAGCATGATCACAGAGTTATTTGTTTGAAAATTGATGATGATGAATCAAAGATCCTTATTGAGGAAGAGGATATATTAGTTGCTGTTGATGCTGAGAGTAATATCAATTTTTTCAACGCAAGTAATATCAGTGGTGGTATATTAAAATCATTAGGTAATCAACAGGAACTTTTTGATTCAGTAACAGAAAGTATAGAAAAAACCAACAGAGGTGAAGAAAGTGATTTTGTAACAGGTTATGAAAATGTTCATGATCTTTATAAACTGAAACGTGCTCAACCAAGATTAAATGATCTTGATAATTCTCATGTTAATAATATTGAAAAGGATATTCTCGGTTCTTATGGAAAGTCATTGAAAAATATTAGAAAAACTATTCTAATGGAAGACTATTATGGACCTGGAATACATAAAAGGGGTGGAAATACACACACACTTGAAGCCGCTGTTAGGCCTAGTCTAAAGAACTATGTAGACAAAATAGGTTTTGTTCTGTGGCCGAAATCTTCGTGGAGTAAATGTAGTGAACACACGATAAGAGATATATTACTTTGGGATAATGCAAAAGAGGAAGAAATATCTCGTAAATATACAAGTTCTGACGAGATAATTCAAAGTTGTTTTGATTTAATAAAAGATTACAAATTGTCGCATACAGATGAACGAGTTAAAGTCCGTGCTAAAGCTTTAGGTATGCTTGAAAGCGAGTGGAGTGGTTCAAGTGGTATTCGTGCAAGGCTAAAAAACTTAGTGGATCAAAAAACCACAGAGGGTTATGTACCAGAAGGTATGGAACTTACAATATATACGCCAGCTAAGATTGAGACTCACGAAAAAGAAAAATCAACTTCCAATCTAGATGTTAAAGTTTTTACCACAGTATATGTTAGCGGTCGTACATTCACTGGTTGGGATTATTTAGTGAGATGGTTACATAATCCTAAAAATAAAAAAAGACGGTTGCATGGAGATTTTATGCACGGCAAGAATGGTATACAAAAATATGTAGATGCTTGGGCAGATAGACAAAAAGATATAATACCACTAATTGAAAAAATGTTTGCCGATTATGTTATAGACATTGACAAAAATGGAAATAAAATAACTAAAAAGGGTCATTTTACATGGGATGTAATGCCTCGTTTTGAATCAAAAAAGAATAAGATACATGATTAGAAAACTGCTTGAGGATCATATTAAAAACAACATGCCAGACAGTGAGGTTGCCGTCTTGCTGTCTGGTGGCGTTGACTCTATATCGGTAGGTCTTGCAGCTTCTAGTATTGGTAAAGAAGTTCATGCATATAGTTTTCATTTAGATACACAGAAAAGTTCAGATTTTCTAAAAGCAAAAGAAGTATCTGAAATATTGAATTGGAAATTTACTGAAGTGATTGTATCTACAAAAAAAATTGTTGAAGATTTTAAATATCTAGCAAATAATGTGCGTTGTGAAAGAAAAACTCACTTTGAATGTGGATTTCCATTTCTATATGTTTATCCAAAAATAACACAGAAGTATGTATTAACCGGATGGGGTGCTGATGGTTATTTTGGAGTTTCTAGAAAGGCTATGAAAAGATATTCTTCTGATAAGAAGTGGGATTTTTATGTGAAATGGTGTACAAAAAACAATAATACAATCAAAGGTAAAGATAGAAAAGATGGATTTGATATTTACAGAAGAGAGTATTTAGATGGTGATTGTGCAGGATTGAAAATTCATACGAAAATTGCAACAATGCACGATAAGATACATGTTACACCATACTTAAATTCAGATATCAGAAAACACTTAATGAAGAAAAGTTGGGAAGAACTGAATAAGCCTGTAGAAAAAAATGAAATTAGAAAAAGTTTTGAAGAGTTTCAATTATTAGGAAAGGTAAAACCTCATCAGAATCTTCATCTTAATGCTGGTATAGATGATGTATTTGATCCATTGAGAAATAATCCAGATATTAATTTGAATAAAAGGAAAAGAATGATGGATGTGTGTAGAGATTGGTATTTAAAGAATAAAGAATAGAAGTCATGATGTATCAACCCTATAATTTAAAAGATGTTCATGAAGCATCTTCTCAAAATAAGTTCAATGTCATCTCCACCTTTGCGGGTGGAGGTGGTTCTTCTACTGGTTATCGTCTTGCTGGTGGTAAAATTCTTTGTGTAAATGAATTTGTTGAAGAGGCTCAAAATACTTACCGAGAAAATTATCCGGAAACACCTATTCTACCAGGTGATATTAAAGAACTTACTGGACAATACTTTCTTGATCGAGTAAATCTGAAACCAGGTGAACTTGATATTCTTGATGGTTCACCACCATGTTCTGCGTTCTCTGTTGCAGGTAAGTTATCTCACTCAAAAGATGGTAAACATTCTGATGGTTGGGGTCAAACGAAAAACTATTCTGATGGTAAGATGGTAGAAAACATTGAAGACTTATTCTTTGAGTTTTTACGAGTTGCGAATGATATTAAACCAAAAGTAATCATTGCAGAGAATGTTGCTGGTCTTACTATTGGTGAAGCCAAGACTTATCTAAATAAAATACTAAACACATTTGAAGACATTGGATATGACGTTTCTTTTGAAGTGCTAGATAGTAGATACTATGGTGTGTCTCAAACAAGAACCAGAGTATTCTTTATTGGTATTAGAGAAGATGTTGCTGAAAAAGTCGGTATTCATCCAATGACAATCAACAGTCTCTTTCCGAAGAAGTCTGATAAAGTAATACCTCTTAAAGATGCTCTGATTGGTTTAGAATATGATGAAGAAGAAGTGAAATATCTTACTGAAAAGTTTAGTAATACAGCTTACTGGAAACAAACTGGTAGTAAAATGCCTGTAGATCCAGAAAAGGTTCTTACTGGTATGGATTATCATCCCAAGGGACACCACTTTAATCTGAAAAGAGTTTCGCAGTATCAACCTGCGCCAACACTAACTGCGATGGGCTCTGGTGAAACGACAGCTGGTGCATTTCACTGGTCTGAACCTAGAAAACTAACGATAGGTGAATTAAAAAGAATACAATCATTACCCGATGATTTTGTTCTTACTGGAAAATGGAATCAAAAAGCAGAACGCATTGGTCGAATGGTACCTCCACTGGTATTAAAAGCAATTGCTGAATCTGTTTATAAAAATGTTTTAGAGGTATATAATGGCTGACTTTACTTTTGCTCATAGAGAAGAAGGTTTTGATGAACACATCAATTGGAGTATTCGTGGATATCAAAATCTTTTAAATGATGTAGTATCTTTTTCAAGATACTTTATTGAAGATGATACGAATGTTGTAGATATTGGATGTTCTACTGGTAAACTTACTCAGGCTCTTATAGAACATAATAATGACCTGATGCCTAATGCGAATTATATTGGAGTAGAAATTGCAGAAGGTTTTCGTGAAGCTCTAAACGATAGATCTTTCACATGTATTCTAGATGATATTCGTAATTATGATTTTAAAAATTGTTCTCTTGTTACATCTATTTTTACACTCCAGTTCATGCCTAAGAAAGATAGACAGACTGTTATTGAAAAGATATACGACGGTTTGAATGTCGGTGGTGGTTTTATCTTCTCAGAAAAAATTGACTGTGTGAATAGTAGATTACAAGATATGATTACATTTAATTATTATGATTTCAAAAGAGAACAGTTTGGCACTGAAGATATTATGAATAAAGAAAGAACTCTTCGTCATATGTTAAAACCTAATACATGGAAAGAGATCGAAGAAATGATTTTAAATGCTGGTTTTAAAACAGTAGAACAGTTCTGGAGAAACCATAACTTTCTCGGTGCGATTGCCATCAAGTAGCTCTTGACATTGAATCCTATATATGATATAATGGTAAGCATAATGATGGAGAATATGTATTATGGTAAAAGAATCTACGAAATATGAAAGTTTGATCGGTGTAAAAGAAAAACCAAATTCTGACTTGAGTGATTTTCTTCCAGAGCTCGATGAATTAGAAACTGGTGAGCCATGGAAAAAACACTGGAAAGAAATGCCAGAGTTTGAAAACGACGCGAATCATCCATACAAAACAATTCAGCTACATTTTAGAAATAAAGAAGACTTTGAAGAGTTTTGTCGTAAATACAAATCTGTTGATGATGAAATGACTTTTGGACCTAAAACAAAAAGCATGTGGTATCCTAAAATGGATATAACTAAAAACTCTTTGTTGAGATGGATAGAAGATGAATCCTAATCATCCTGTCTATATCATATCAAAGGGTCGTCATGAATCCATGCAGACTTCACGAAGTCTTGCAAGAATGGAAGTACCACATTTCATTGCCATTGAACCACAAGATTGGGATAATTATACAGAAGCATTAAACAAATTTGATATTAAAGATTATGTGACTTTATTGGAATTACCCTTCAGTAATCATGGTGATGGACCAGGTAGAGCTAGAAACTGGTGTTGGGATCATTCAATTGAAAATGGACATGAATATCATTGGGTTCTTGATGATAACATTCAGGACTTTTATAGACTACATAAGAATGTAAGAATAAGAGTCGAGAGTGGTGCAATCTTTAAAGCCGCAGAAGATTTTGTAGAAAGATTTGAGAATGTTCCTATCTCCGGTTTTCAGTATAGATTTTTCATTGCACCGAATCTAAAGTATCCGCCTTATGTTAAGAACACGAGAATATATTCTACACTGCTAATTAGAAACGATTGTAAACATCGTTGGCGTGGTAGATATAACGAAGACACTGATATTTGTTTGCGAGTATTAAAAGATGGTGACTGCACAATTCAATTCAATGCGTTTCTTCAAGGTAAATCAGCAACACAAACAGTAAAGGGAGGTAATACAGAAGAATTTTATCACAAAGAGTTTTCAGAAAATGAAGATTTTCAAAAGACTGGATATAATAGTGATGGTACAATTAATAAATCTAAAATGTTAGCTGATTTACATCCAGATGTAGCAAGAGTAGTTTGGAAATATGGTAGATGGCACCATTATGTTGATTATAGTCCTTTCAAGAAAAATCAATTGATATATAAGAAGGGTGTGAAAGAAAAATTGAAAAATGTGAATAACAATTATGGTATGAGATTAATTACAAATTATGGAGTAAATGATGTTCAAAACTAATTTTAAACGTGTGGGTGATTTTATGACGGCCTTTGGACAAAATGTTCAAATGAGACCAAAACTGGTCGACCATGACACTTCTACACTTCGATACTCTTTGATTGCAGAAGAACTAGACGAGTTTGGTGAAGCTGTAGAGAAGGATGACTTGGTAGGTATTGCTGACGCACTAACAGACTTATTGTATGTTGTTTATGGTGCAGGCCATGCGTATGGTATTAACCTTGATAAATGTTTTAAAGAGGTTCACAGTTCTAATATGAGTAAATTGGGACCAGATGGTACACCAATTTATCGTGAAGATGGTAAGGTTCTCAAAGGCCCTGATTATAGAGAACCGGATTTGGAGAAATTTGTTAAATGAGTGAAATACCAAAATCGAGATATGTACCTGAAGGTAAAATCAATACCCTGGATTTGAAATGGGGTACAAGAAAGAAAATGTGTAAAAGTTGTGGACAAGTAAAAGAACAAACTCAATTTTATCATGAATATAAATCTGAACTTAAATCCTTTGATGTATGTGTTGTATGTGACGATAAACGCCGACTAAGAAATCTTCGGGTTAAAGCTGCTGAACGAAAAGGAATTTATTTAGATAAAAAAACAGAGGAACCTATCGCTAGTACTTTGAAAGATTGGATGGAAGAAGATTAAAATGAGTGAGATTGATTACAAGTACAACGAAGATGAAATACTGCTTCAAGTTGCTGACTATATAAATGGTACCTATTCACAACACTATGCTGCGAATCAAATCGAAGCTTCAGAGTTCATTATGGATGCTGGTCACGGCGAAGGTTTCTTCATGGGCAACATTCTTAAATATGCACAAAGATATGGTAAGAAAGGCAATCGTGCAGACGCCCGTAAAGATTTGATGAAAGTGATTCACTATGCTGTCATGGCCATATATAATCATGATGAAGATAGTTATAAAGATAACGAATTAGTGTATGGTAAGAAAGGTAAACCTTCGTATACTTTAAATTACGATGATGATCCACCGTTTTAATAAGGAGAAATTATGGAATTATCAATTGATGTAGGTGAGTTGAGAAAGAGAAAAATCTTTGTTGCTACACCAATGTATGGTGCAATGTGTGGTGGTCAATACACCAAATCAAGTGTTGATCTAGCCCGACTTGCTTCGCATTACGGAATTGAAATAGAGTTCTTTTATCTTTTTAATGAATCTCTTATTACTCGTGCAAGAAACTATTGTGTAGACGAATTTCTTCGTAATGAAAAGTTTACACATCTAATGTTCATTGACAGTGATATCGGATTTGATCCAAACGATGTTCTTGCATTGGCTGCTGTTGCAGATCCAGACAGTGATAAAGACATTGTATGTGGTCCTTATCCTAAGAAAACAATTTCTTGGGAGAAGATTAAACTTGCAGTAGATAAAGGTTATGCAGATGAAAATCCACAAAATCTTAACAAGTATGTGGGTGATTATGTTTTCAACCCCGCTGCAGGACAAACTCAGATTGCTTTGAATGAACCAGTAGAAGTGCTTGAAGGTGGTACTGGATTTATGATGATTCAACGCAAAGCTTTTGAGAAATACGAGGCTGCGTACCCAGAGTTTAAGTACAAACCAGACCATGTTCGTACTGCTAACTTCGATGGCTCTCGTGAAATTATGGCTTACTTTGATTGTGTTATTGATGACAAAACAAAACGATATCTTTCAGAAGATTATATGTTTTGTCAATGGGCAAGAAAAGCAGGCATCAAAGTATGGATGTGTCCTTGGATGAAGACGCAACATATGGGTACTTACTTCTTCGGCGGTTCTCTTATTGATCTTGCAACAATTGGTGCAAGTGCAACAGCAGATCCTTCGCAGAAGATCAAACAGTAGTTGACAAGCTACTGAAAATATGATATAATGGTTGTTCGTTTATTAATGAGGTATATAAAATGAAAGTGTCTAATGAAATGTGTGATGTTTTGAAAAGTTTTTCTGGTATCAATCAATCGATTTGGGTAGATGAAGGCAATGTATTGCGTACTATTTCGCCGGCCAAAACAATTCTTGCGAAGGCTACCGTTGAAGAAGATTTCGACTCACCCTTTGGTATCTATGATTTGAATCAGTTTCTTGGTTGTTTATCTCTTGTTGAAAATGCAGAGATTGATTTGAAAGATACTTATATGCGAATTCATAATGATCGCAATAAAATTAAGTATGGTTATGTAGAAAAAGATATTATCACTACACCACCAGCAAAAGAAATGAAGCTTCCTAGTGAAGATGTATCATTTGTTCTTACAAATGATGTGATGCAAAAAGTAATGCAGTCATGTAATGTCATGCAGTTTCCAAATGTCGTTGTTGAAGTAAAAGACAATCAACTATCTCTTGTGGCTTGCGATGTAAAGAATCCTGGTGGCAATCGATTTGAAGCATTTGTGTGTGAACATGAGGGTGAATACTCGTTTACTTATCGTTCTGATAATCTAAAAGTAATGCCTTTTGATTACAATGTGAGTATTTCAGACAAGGGTATATCAATGTGGTCTTCTAGACCAGAAAAAGTGGAGTATTTTATCGCGCTGGAACGAGACTAATTAATTTAATTGGAGTTTATTATGACTGATGTGAATCAACTGTGGTGCGAACGATATCGCCCACGAACCATTGCCGAGTGCGTTCTTCCAACAGACCTTAAAAATACTTTTTCTGAATTCGTAAAATCAAACTATGTTCCAAACCTTCTTCTAAGTGGCGGTGCTGGTGTAGGTAAAACTACAGTAGCTCGCGCCATGTTAGAAGAATGTGATTTTGAATACATTGTTATTAACGGTTCTATGAATGGTAACATTGATACTTTGCGTACTGAGATTCGCGACTTTGCTTCTACTATGTCGTTCAGTGGTAATCGTAAGTATGTGATTCTTGATGAGGCTGATTATCTCAACCCACAATCTACTCAACCTGCGCTTCGCAATTTTATGGAAGAGTATTCAAAGAACTGTGGTTTTATTATGACCTGCAATTTCAAGAACCGTATCATTGAACCACTTCATTCTAGATGTTCTGTTGTTGACTTTAATTTGCGTGTTAAGGATAGACCAAAACTGGCGAAACAGTTTATGGCTCGTATACGAGACATTCTAGAAGAAAACAATGTAGAATATAAAGATGAAGTAATTGCCGAACTTATCATGAAACATTTTCCGGATTGGCGCCGTGTGTTGAACGAACTTCAACGATACTCAGCCACTGGTAGTGTGATTGATGCAGGTGTTCTTGCAAACCTAAGCGACGATAACTTTAAAGAGATCATTACTTTTCTAAAGAAAAAGAACTTTAAAGAAATGCGTAAGTGGGTTGGTAAGAATTCTGATGTAGAACCCTCGGTGATGTTTCGTAAACTCTATGATGCTTCATGTAATGTGTTGCAACCAGCAAGTGTACCAAGAATTGTTTTAATTCTTGCTGACTATGGATATAAAAGTGCATTTGTAGTCGACCAAGAAATTAATCTTGTGGCTTGTCTGACTGAGATTATGATGGAGTGTGAATTCAAATGAATCCGTTTGATTATGTAAACAGTATTAATAGTGGTAAAAATCTTCTAGAGGAAAGTGACAATAAAGAAGTGGTTGTAAAGGATTACAACCCCTTCATGGTCAATCGTG